TTGTGCGCGTCCTCGAACTTTTTGCTAAGGTCGTCAATTTCCTTTTGCTTGTCCTTGGCTGCTTTCTTTGCTGCGTCGTCGGCATCTTTTTCGAGCTGCTTTTTCTCTTCGAGCGCTGCCTTTTCTTTCGCCGCGATTGCTTCTAGTTCTTTGCGTTCATCGGCCATTTTCTTAGCAATATTTGCGGCGATGCGTTCTTTCTCTTCCTTCGTGTTTACGTGCTTGTACTCAAGCGTCAATTGCTTGGTTAGCTCTTCTGTTGTGACTCGATCAGCAAACTGACCAAGCTTCAATGCTGCCTGTCCGCGTGCCTTGCTGTCCATGCTTGCCGCACCGTACTGTGCAGCTAGCAACGTTCCTTCCAGTCCAGTCCCAAACGCCTCGGCAGTGTTAGCGAAGAATCCGCCGCTCCCATCTTTTCCGCTGCCGGTTGAAAGCAAGTCCATTAGTGACTTAGCCGCCGGAAGCAACTTGGTTCCGATCTCAGTAGCCAACAGCTCAACATCGGATTTCATCTTTGCAAATTGACCTGCTGCCGAATTCTTTAGCCGTTCGTTCATGTCGAAGAATCGACCGCCCTCGGATGTTGCAGAGGCTAGCGCATCCTCAACCATCTTGGAGCTAATTGCCCCAGCTTCCATCGCTGCTCTCAATTCAATCATCGATCTGCCCGTTGTCCGGCTGATCTCTTGCAACGGATTGAAGCCCGCATTGACCATCTGCAAAACTTCTTGACCCATCAACCGACCCGCTGCCGTCACTTGACCAAATGCCAAAGACAGCGATTGAAATTTGTCGGCATTTCCGATGGAAATTTCGCTAAGCTGCCTGAGCTTTGGTAGCGTCCCTTCCGCCGCGTATCCATAACCAATCAGAGTTTGCGATGCCCTTGAAAAGTCTGCCCTAGATAGGGGTGAACTACGGTCTAAATCAATAAACCCCTCGTAAAGCATTGAAGCCTTTGCAACCGATCCAGTAAGCACTTCAAGGGATATTTTGTTGCTCTCGGCTGTCGCTGCTAGGCTAAGACTTTTCTTGACGCCTGCGAACGCCGCCGCCAATCCCGCGTATTGGGCTAGCGTGCCCTTCAGGTCGCCTGCGATACCTCCGCCAGCCATTGGCGTTTGCATCGGCTTGGCTTGCATCTGACCAAGCAACCGATTGTACGTTTGCAAGTCAATGATGCCTTGCTTTAGATACGTGTCGTATTGCTTGATGCTGGTCGCCATGCGCTCGTCGGCTGTGGCAACTTGCTTGCGTAGTGCTATCCCGATTTGTAGCTCAGAATCAAGTTGCTTTTGGCGTGCTATCTGGTCCCTTTGAGATTGGGCCAAGTCCGCCGCCGCTTTGTTTGCTGCCCTGATTGCTTCCGTTTCAATGCCGTACTTTTTAGCGAGCGACGTCTCGATCTGAACCAACCGATCGGCTGTGAATGCTCCGGTCGCTCTGCTCTTGTCAAGTATCGTCATTGCCGCCGTGTAGCGGTCTACCTCAGAAACGGAGCCCTGGAATATTCCATTGAGCTTCCGAATCTCGCCCGCTGTCAAATCAACGCCACGCGTAATTTGAGACGCATCGAAACCAAGCGCAACGTTAGCTAGGTTTATTGATCCGGCCATGCTTTTCAATCACCTTTCCTAGCCCTAGAGCTGCTGCCATTTGCCTGAACTGGTCTGCCGGTTTTGTTTTAGTTGGCTTAACCGCTTTTTCCGGCACGTACCTTGGAGGCATGTACCCGTCAATATTTATTGGCCCCATCTCGATTCCGTGACTTCCTAGCGTGTAAGCCGTCAGCCTGTGGAGTAGTGCCGTAATCTCCGCATTCTGTAGCCGTTGCTCTCCAATTGGCTCGATTGCGTCGAACTCAATCCACTTGTCTAGCGTGCCTCGTGGCAACGTTCGCAACCACGCGTTTACGTCGACAATTCCCCACTGCAAAGCCAGCCGGTAAGCTATTCTTAGCTTGCGGCTGGTTCTGAGTTTTTTGCTAAATCCTCAAGTTCGCCTGGTTCGTAGCGGTTGAGCTTTTGGCACTCCTCGTAAAGGTAGCCCGCTAGCGATCGCCGCATCGTTTTGAGCTTGTCTGAGTCCGTAACAATACGATCGCCATTGCTGTTGACCCACGAGTAAGAAATCATCGTTCTGCGGATCTTGGTAATGTCGAACTTGCCTTTTTTGTCTTGCAGTTCAAGCTCGTACTTTACCGCCTGCTCTTCGTTAAGCTCTCGAAGTCGATATTGCTTGCCTTCGAACTCGACAAGCTTTTCAGCCATCGGCATCGATAGAATTTCGTCTGCTGATTCAACAATCATTCTTCGTCCTCTTCTTCGTCGTGATCTTCGCCCGCCTCATTGTCGATCTCTGGAGGCATGACAATTTGGAATGGTGGTAGCACTTCGCGTTTTGTGATTGCCGAGCACTTTTCGACAATCTCTTTGACAACCGACATTGGCTGATTGCAAATCAACATCAATGGCAGTTTTTCATCAAATGACAAGTAGCCAACCAAGACACGATTGCCGTCGCTTCCGGTTGCAAATACTCGCCACTGCTCAAACGATACAACAACGTCGTCGTATCGCACGCCGGTATGGACTTCTAGTTCAACTTTCATTTTTGATTATGCAGCCGTGTAAGCTGGCCCCGTCTTTCCATCGAAAGTGACTGTGTAAGACATCATCATTGCTGCCCCGTTTTCCGCATCTGGGTACTGAATGTCAGAAATATAGCCAGTGCCAATAAACGTACCAGCACTCGGCCAAGTAATCGTAAAAGTGCCTGCCGCACCAAGTGAAATTGCGTTACCGATGTGGAAGCACTCGACCACAGCAGATGGATTGTCGGCAAGATCGGTTTTGTTGATCTCTTTATAGCCTGTTGTCGACAAGACGCTGATATCGAAGTTGCCAAGCTTGTCAGTGATGCCGCTTACCTTCTTAACGAAAGTCGTTTGGCCTAAGCCGGACACTGTGGTTCCGTTGCCAGTAATTGGTGAAGTTAAGACTGCCATTTATTTATGCCTCCTGGTAGTGGACTAAAAGATCAAATGAAGTGATATACCTGTGCTCTTGGTTGCCGTCTGTCGGTGGTTCGTCGCCATCGTATTCCCCGGATGGTATCTCTACCCCGCAGAATACAACGCTCGTTGCAGTGCCGCGAAACGCACATATTCCGCTATCCTGAATGGCCTTTGCAACGCTATCTGCTGCGTCCTTTGTAAGCGCAAAACAATCGAACTGATACAACGCGTGGCAAAGCTTGGTAACGTCGCCAATAACGTGTTCCCGTTGTGTCGATATCTTTTTGAAAACGACTGCTGGCAATGCGGAATTTTGAAGCAATGCGGAGGCATACATGCGTCCACTAATCAACGTTGAAACAGCGTTGTAACTCAGTAGTTTTGCCTTGAGTGCCTTGCCGATTGTTACTGCCATTATTCGCCGATTATCACTCCAATGGTTCGCAGTGCTGCTTCGGACGCGTTGGATGTGATCTTGATGTAGCGCACCGCCTCAAATGCTCTTCGGTCGAGTGCAACCCATCTGGACGTAGCAACGGTCACCGAATATTCAGTTGACTCGTAATAAATCGGGTAGTAGGACGTTCCATCAATCGACCCTTGGAACTTGAACGTAACGCTCGTTAGCGTTGCAGGTGTTAGCAATGCCAACGGTATCTGCGAGCCTGCGCCGCAGCTAAACGGATCGGATGTCGTTCCAGTGAGTCCAACGGTGCCGGTAAGCGTTCGATTCTTAGCCAAGGTTTAGCTCCTTCATTTCTTTTTCTAGTTGTGCGTTTCCTGCTGACACCTGAGCCGATTTTGTTTCGTCCAATGCCTTTTGCATAAATCGTTGGCTTGGCTCGACTCGCTTGATTTTGCCGCTATCTTTGCCCCAGTAAAACACCTTGCGGCCCCTGCTCGAACTGTCGAAGTTAAGGCTATTTCCGAGTGGATCGCTCGCACCCATGATTAGATAACCGCCGCCGTCGCCTTTTCGGTAAATCATCCTAATGTGAGTCTTGCCCGATTCCGGCCACTTGGCTTTTGTTTCCGCACTCATCTTGTCGCGAGTGCCGCTTGTTCGCGAATCAGGGGCAATCGCTTTGGCTCGAACTA